CGCCTGATGCTGCCGAGGACCGTCGTGGGCAGGACGCAGTGACCTGGATGTGGCGCTACGTGGTGGTGCCGGCCAGGAGGCAGTGGCAGGGCATGCAGGCGCGAGCCGCGGAGATGGTCACTGACGTCACCGTGGTGGCGTCAGTAGAACCTCAGGCTTCCAACCAGTTCGATACCCTGCGCGACGAGATGACCATGCTCGGGGGCGACATTGCCAAGGTCCACCTGTTCCTGGCGAAGCTGGTGGGCTTGAGTGACATCTACGTCGAGGCGCTGCTGAAGGACCTCTCGGTGCAGTGCGGCATCACGCTGAAGACGCTGCGGGGTGAGCTTGCCAAGCTGGTGAAGGGCGTGCGTGCCCAGGAGGAGCAGAAGGGGCTCCGCGACGAGCCAGTGCCAATCTGGGAGCGCTACGCCTACATCAAGGGGGCTGACCGCATCTACGACCTCAGGGCGAGGCAGATGCTCAAGCCTGAGGCATTCAAGAAGGCATACAACATCGGCACCACCGACCTCTACGACGAGGCGTTCATCCAGGGCAAGATGTCGCGTTTCGACAACGTCACCTACTGGCCCGGCGCTGAGAGTGGAGGCCGGGTGTCACTGGAGGGGCGTGAGTGTTTAAACACCTGGACGCCCGGAGAGCTTGTGCCTGTCGAGGGCGACGCCACACCCTGGTTGTCCCTGTTCGAGCACGCGAAGTTCCCTGAGGCAGAGGCGCAGCATGTCCTCGACTATCTCGCCTTCATGCTCCAGCACCCAGGCATCAAGATAAACCACGGTCTCGTGATTGGTGGGGCGCACGGCATAGGTAAGGACTCCATCCTTGAGCCAGTGAAGCGTGCTCTCGGGTACCACAACGTCGGCACGCCCTCTGGGGAGCTATTGCTGTCGGACTTCACCGACTGGGCCGCCGGCAAGAAGCTGGTGGTGTTCCAGGAGGTGGCGGTGGCCAACAGGCGGGAGGCGCGAGACATTGAGCACAAGCTGAAGCCCGTACTCGCGGCCCCACCATCGTCGCTCAGTATCCACCCGAAGGGGCTGCCGGTGTATGAGTCGCCGAACCTCATCCAGTTGGTGGTGGTGACCAACGAGAGGCGCCCGCTGCACGTCTCACAGGGCGACAGGCGCTACTTCATGACCTGGGGTGAGTGGCACCCTGGGGTGGAGGAGAGGAGGCGCTGGACGAGGTTCTGGGAGGACCTGCACCGGTGGCTCGATGGTGGTGGTGCGGCCCAGGTGTATGGCTACCTGCTCGGGCGTGACGTGTCGGGGTTCAACCCAGGTGCCACACCTCCACTGACAGAGTGGAGGGAGGAGGTGGCCGAGGCGAGCCTCAGTGACATAGCAATGGAACTGCAGGACAGGTTGCACGAGGGTCATGGGGTGTTCGGGTGGGAGGTGGTAACCGCGGAGGAACTGGTGGGAGCGCTACTCGGGGTGACCGTCAACGGGCGCCCAATCGGGAAGAGGGCAGTGTCCAACGCACTCGCCGACCTCGGGTACCAGTCACAGACAAAGAGGTTCGGAGACACCTCCAGGGTGAGGTATTACGTGCTCAGGGAGGAGGAAAAGTGGCTCGGGGAGGACGTGACCGCGGCGCAAATTTTGGGGTACATGAAAGCGGGGAGAATTTTGTGCTAGCAATTCTCGGAGAATTGCGAGTCGTCCGGGCCACAGGCCGTTACCTTTTTTCCGCTATGGCCCGCCCTCTGGTAAACGACGTCCGCCAAAAACAAGGACTTACGCTCTGCGGGCCACAGGGCCACAGGAAAACGTCAAGTCTCAATAGCTCCAGCGACACACAACATGTTGTGTCGTCAGGGACCATCTACAATAGGCCGGGCCATGGCCCTGTGGCCCGGGTAATTCTCGGAGAATTGCGTGATGCTCGCACTAAAACTGCGAGCAGCTAAAGGAGACGGTGTATGAGCAGGGAACGGTTACGACGACTGGTGGAGACCGCGGACACCCCGGCGGCGGCACGCAGGGAGGTGCGCAAGCTGATGCGTGAGGCCATCAACGGTGAGCATGTGCTGCTGGCCATCGTGGACATCCTCGACTCCCTGGTGGACGGGCAGGAGGCCCGAGGAGGCGAAGCTGTGCCACTGGACGGTGAGCGCATCAGCGCCTTGGGCAAGGCGCTCGACGGGCACTTCAAGCTGCTGAACAAGGTGCTGCCAGACCTGAAATCCGTGGAGTTGACCGGGTCGGACGGTGGGCCGCTACAGGTCATGGGCCGGCAGGTCTCGGACATTGAGCTTGCCGCTCGGTTGCTGTGGCATCTACGCAAGCAGGGCACCACGGTGGAGGGTGAGGTCGAGGCTGAAGAGCCACCCGGTGAACGGTCACTCGATTTCCTCGATTAGGTGTTGACACGTCGGTATCACTCAAGCATAATGCTTCCACACTGTTTAACCGCAACACGAGAACTGAGGAGATGACCATGGACTTCGATGACCTGGACGAGACCCTCGACTGCCCCGCTTGTAACTCGGAGGTTGCGTGGGAGGAGGCGCTGCTCGGGCAGTTGGGCCGCCGCATTCACTTCCGCTGCCCATGCTGCGGGGCACAGTGGAGTGAGGAGGAGAACGGCGGATGAGCCGTTTAAACATCACACTGGAGTACCGGGATGGGCGGCCCTCGAAGCAGTCGAGGGACCTCCTTCCGGAGGATGTTGCCATCCACATTCGAGAGCTTGCGTACAGGGTGGCGGCCGGCGAGCTTGCAGGTGTCTACGTCACCAGGGCGAGGCCGCTTGACATACCGACACGGACGGGTCAGGATGCCGGCCCAACAACCAAGGAGAGACGACATGGGTGAGAGCATTGAAATCAGGGAGGCACGCATAGTCCTGCCGCGGGTCAATCTGAACCGCAAGGAGTTCGAGGGGTTCCTCGTCCGGTCTTTCGGCGGGTTCACCCGAACCCGTGGTGATGGAGCCTGGATGAACCCTAAGGGGGGCATCGTGCTCGACAAGGTCTGGGTTTACGACGTGGCTGCTACGGACACCCCGGACACCACGGCGTCCCTGAGGGCGATATGCCGTAGGATGGCGAAAGCGTACTCCCAGGATTGCGTCTACCTGCGGCTGCCCGGGGGCACTGTGGAGTTCATCGACCCATGAGCATTGAAACGGTGGTGAACGGCCAGCGCCTTGTCGGGACGGTGACTGATAACGTGACTGGCCAGCGTTACATCATGAAGCACACGCCCGCAGGGGAGCCTATGCTGGTGAACAGGAACACCGGGAAGAGCTTCACCCTGACCTGGGAGGGTATGCTGAAGTTGGCGAGGAGGGCAGGCATAGATGCGACGTCGTGACAGAAAACACACGCCCACACCCGCGGCGACCGCGGTGGTGATGGTGCCGATACGGGTGCTCTGCGATGAGCCTACAGGGGGAACCCTGGAGAGCATGAGAGATGCCGCAGTGGAACTCGTGATGGCCGCAGGTCTCCGGGTCGTCGCGGGGTACGCCCCCGTGGTCCTGGAGACCAGAGTTCACACCGATGAACCACAACTCTGAAGGAGTTTAAACATGAAACTGTACCTGAACCTGCCCCAGTACGTGAGCCAGGAAAAGGTTAGGGCCGCGAAGATTCTTCGCGTCACGCACACCATCGATGGTGCCTTCCTGGTCCTGGAGACCGACATCGGCCCCGCCACGGTGGAGGTGGGCCTGGACTACGTGGGCCAGCACGGCCCGCAGCCCGACGGGTACTTCGTAGTTTACGAGGACGGGTACCTGTCCTGGGCTCCGGCTCGGGCGTTCGACAGCGAGTATCGCCGGGTGCCGGATTACGCGTACCCTGTTGACACCGAGGTATCGCCGGAGTAGAATAGGGGCTCCGTCGGAAAAAGGAGAACCGAGATGGCGAGAACCGACAACCTCTACAAGGAAACCCGGCCCCGGGATTTCCTGGCCGCATGCCGCAAGGCGGGCCGGGACCCAGGGACCATCCGGGACCCCGAGGCGTACATGCGTGCGTACACCAGGGTGGGCGTCCAGATTCGTTCGCGCAAGAATTCGCGCCTGGAGGACAAGTCGTGACCGACCGAGTAATACGACGAATCCAGCGTTCAGTGGAAGCGGCCAGGGCGACGCATAGCGCCGCGCATAGCGCCGGAATGTCAGTCGGTTTTCCAAGGGTCACGCTCTACTGTGACGACGTAGAGCGGCTGATACTGATGGCCGACAGCAAGACCCAGGACCTCAACGAGAAAGATGAACGCATCCGCGAGCTGGAGGACGAAATAGAAGACGTGCGCCGGGACGCTGAAAATAGTGAGGAACAACTGGGCTACATGATGGACCTTCAAACACAGGTAAACGCACTTTTCGATGCAATCGGCATACCTGGGCATGAGTCGCTAACGGCATCGGACACAATTGAATATGCGGTTGAGCACCTGTCACATGAGAAGGCGCAACGGGAGCGCATCCGCGAACTGGAGGCAGAGAACAAATGGCTGCGGGCGGCTTTGGACGAGATTCGCTATTACACGTCATCACAACCGGCAGCGTTGAACGTGCCGGATGAGTCCTGGGAAAAGATGCGGGCTAGAGGCATGGAAGCGATAGCGTGGAAAGCACTGGAGGACAAGTCATGAAAGCCTTACCGCACATTCGCAATACCAGCTACGAGACCCCGGTTGCCATCGGCGACATCGTGGAAGACGTGTCCTGCGCCGGCTGCGCGCCGCGACCGGTCAAAGTCGTCGCCCTGTTCGGGTGGGGATTACGCATCGCTCCACTGCACAGGCTGGAGGGAGAGGGAGACTACGACTGCACACGGTGGCGCAGACTGGAGGACAAGACATGACCACGAGACACCAAGCATTCACGCAGCGTCTGCTCAAACGGCTGCGCATCGCCGAGGCCAAAGCCTCGGGGCGAGTCGTGAGGCCAACACCACCCGGGCCGCATTGCCCGTGCGCCACCTGTCGACGGGAGTGGAGGCGGTGAACTGCAAACAGCTACGCCGGGCGTGTGAAATGGCGGAGATGGATGTTACCAGCGGGCCCTCGATGGACGGGCCAGATGCGTGGTGCGTTCGTTACGGCGATTCGTGGTTATGGGCTATCTACAAGGACCACCGCGAATGGATTGAAAGTCGCTGCGCCTCGCTTCTGGTGGCGAAGGTGCGGGAGCGTAATTTAGGGCAGAAGCTGTGGTTGCAGGTAGTCGCCACCGACCAGCAGCGCATCACCGCCGCGATGGCCGTGCTGGAGGACAAGCCATGATGGATGAACCCACGGTGCTGGCTCTCTTCAAGCGATACCGCGCCGGGGAGAAGGGCTATGTGCTCGCAATGGAGGCGGGTGTTCACTGGCACACACTGTATCGGCGGTTTAAACGCTACCGCCCCGCAGATGGTCGGCACCGGCGCAGGACACTGTCCGCGGAGCAGGTACTACAGGCCCGGAGGGATTACGACAACGGCAGGGGCGGCGTCACGGTGATGCAGTTGGCCAAAGCACATGGGGTGGGCTACACGACAATGTGGAGTTGCTTGAGCTATCAGACCTACAGGTACATCAGAGGAGAACGACATGGATGACACGACAGAATTCGGGACCATCAGCATGGTGGACCACATAACCCTTGAGCGGTTCGGCCTTGCCAAGGTGGAACTGTCCAAGAGGGAGACGGGGCAGGGCTACCGGCTGTACATCCACGGCACGCTTCGGAAGTACCCCATTTCCGAGGTGGTCATATCGAACGGCACGGTGCAGAGTTCACTGCGCATCCCTGTGAGCCCAATCAGGACGGTCTACTCTGAAGAGCCATCAGACTAGGCTTCGGGGGTGGGCGCGAAACTTGGACAGGCGATACTCCTACGTGCGGCGCTAGCAGTACGTCCACCACCATGTGAGTCCCGCAACGATGGTGATGGGTGCCAGCATCGCGCAAGATGCGGGGACAGGCTGAACCCGATGGCGTGTCCGGGGTTCGCGGCGTACGTTGTGGACATTCGTCTCAGGAAGTCCCGGACGCCAGAGGAGGAGAAAGCGAGGTGGTCACCGTCGGTGGCGACCCTCAACCACATTTACAGAAGCGAGAGAAGCGAGAGGAGAGAAGAAGATGGATGCCGAGGCCTATCTGGCGAAAATAGAGTACGTCATGGACTCTGTCTGGGCGATGAGACCAACGTCTGTGGATACCATGGTGTTGCAGCTACCACCGGGGGCGGAGATACTGGAGGTGGACTCTGAAGGCCACGTACTCTACCTTGTCGAAGAGTCTGCGAGGCTCAGCAAGGAACGTGTTGAACGGCGCATCTGTTTCGCGCACGCGGCCAGAGGAGGGGGCCCGCCGAGCCCCGTGCGCCGAGGGGTCGGGTACCTCGGTTGGCGTGCAAGGGTTGCCGGGCATCCCACGATGTGGGCGTTCGAGGTTCCCGTGAGATGAACCGGAGGCAGAGACCTTCGCGGGCGCCTCGCAGGTGTGAGCCTGTGGGGTACTCAGAAGCTTTCTGGAATGCGTTTAAACGCGGAGACCTGGAGGTACTGGCCACCGAGGAACTCCGGACGGCGCAGTCCCTGGAGAGGGCTCGGGAGAGACGGGACCCGTTCTACTTTTCACCCCACCTCGATGCTTTGGGGCTAATTCTGGCGCAAAGGCGCACACTACCGACCACACTGGACCACAATCTAGCCGCAGTAGAGGAGAGAGGACGATGAGACAGAAACTTTTCGCGGAGAACTTCGAGGATGATGGCCGGCCGGCGGGCGGGTACGTCAGGGGTACCGGCCTCGGGGTAGACTGGCAAAACGGCCCCCTGGCGCTCCCCAACGGTGAGCGCAGAGAGCCCAACGGTGCGTTCGTGGAGGGAGTGATAGAGGCGGCCAAGCAGCGCCTGGAATACTACCAGGGCACCGAGTTCCACTGTTCCGAGAACGCAGTTGCGTTGAGCCATCTCGGGCATGCCCTCGACGCCCTGGACGGGCGGACGGCCCGCCGAACGGCGCAAGGTATCGAGGGGACGCAAGCGAAGGACCCGCTCCCCGGCACCGGGGGCATGCAGACTGAGGGCGAGACACTCGACACCCTGGACCGGGAAATCCGGACCCTGTCGGCGGCACTGAAAGCGGAGCGCGAAGCTGTGCGGGACCTGCGAGAGTCGAAGGCCCGGGTCTCACTCCGATACCTGGATGCGTCGAACCGTCTTGACCAGATAAGGGACATCGTCTCAGGGTGAGCATGACCCTCGAAGCCGCGGAGGCCCAGGTCCGGTCGCTGCCCGCCGAGATACGCGAGCAGTTGATTGCGGCGACCGGAGCCTGGGCCCCTCTGCCAGGACCGCAGACTGAGGCGTACCTGTCCCTGGCTGACATCCTGTTCTATGGCGGGGCCGCTGGAGGGGGGAAGACGGACCTCCTTCTCGGGGTGGCACTGAACGAGCATCAGCGGGCGTGCATCTGGAGGCGGGAGTCCCCGCAGCTTCAGGGAATCACCGACAGGATGAACGAGATACGCCCCGATGCCCGGGACCACTTCCATAGCCAGAAGGGCATTTGGACCTTCCCCGGCGGCCCCCAGATTGAACTAGGCTCGTGCCCCCATGTGGGCAATGAGACCCGGTATCAGGGCCGGCCGCATGACCTGAAAGGCTTCGATGAGATATGCCACTTCACTGAGGGGCAGTTCCGTTTTCTCATTGGCTGGCTGAGGTCGACCACGCCGGGCCAGAGGAAGCGGGTCGTGTGCACCGGCAACCCGCCGACACGGCCGGAGGAGCGGTGGGTTATAGACTTCTGGGGACCCTGGCTGAAGAAAGACCACCCGAACCCCGCGAAGCCGGGCGAGCTTCGGTACTTCTACACCGACCCCGAGACCGGCCGGGACACGGAGCACCCAGATGGTGTCCCCTTCTTTCACGAGGAGAGCGGGGAGGTGGTGCTGCCACTGTCGCGCACATTCATCTCGTCCGAGATTGACGACAACCCGTTCCTCGCCCGCTCAGGGTACCGCTCAGTGCTCCAGGGGCTGCCTGAACCGTTGCGTAGTCAGCTACTCAAGGGCAACTTCTACGCAGGGCTCCAGGACCACGAGAGACAGGTCATCCCGACAGCCTGGGTGCAGGCCGCGATGGACCGGTGGAAGCCCCGAGACGATAAGGGGCAGATGACCGCGGTGGGCGTGGACCCGAACCGGGGAGGCGCGGACAAGCTCGGGTTGTCGCGCCGGCACGGGTCGTGGTTCGATGAGATTCTCACCTATTCAGGCGCCGAGGTCCCAGACGGGCCTGCGGCGGCGTCTATCGTGGTTCAACATCTTCGGGGTGCGTGCCCTATCAATGTCGACGTTATCGGCTACGGGTCGTCGTGTGTTGACTTCCTCACCGGATTAGGTTTAAACGTCAATGCGATGAACGGGTCCGCGGGGTCGTCCCTGGTGGATAAGACGGGCCGGCTGAAGTTCTACAATCTCAGGACCAAATGGTACTGGGAGCTTCGGGAGATGCTTGACCCGGCGAACACCGAACCTGTTGCACTGCCTCCAGACTCGGCGCTCCTGGCTGAACTGTGCGCTCCTCGGTACACCGTGAAGACCTCAGGCTCGGGCTCTGGGCTCACCGCTACGATTCAGGTGGAGAGCAAGGATGAGCTTCTGAAGCCTTCCCGTCTGGGTCGGAGCCCGGACATGGCGGACGCCCTGGTCTATGCCTCGGCGGACATGGAGAACTGGGGCACGTACCCCGCGGGTAGCCGGATGGGCGGCCCACGGGATATTATCAGCCAGAGGACCCGCCCTGAATCGGCCAAACGCGGCCAGAGTAGACCAGTTGGCGGAGACTGGAACCGTTCCCTGGACTACAGCAACATCGACCGAGGCATTGTCTGATGGCGACACCCGAAGAGGCTCTCCCACCTGAACTCATCGACGAGGAGATGGCCCAGGAGCTGGGGCGCCTGTTCGAGGAGACCGGGGGCGGAGATGAGGAGGGGGAGGCGGGGGATTTCTCCGGGCTCACCGAGGACCAGATTGTCGCCATCATCCAGCACGACATCGAGTCGGCGGATACGGGGGAAACGTCGGACGACCGCGTCGAGGCTCTCGACTACTACATGGGCCGCAAGCGCGGGGACGAGATTGCGGGCAGGTCTCAGGTCATCAGCACCGATGTGGCCGACGTCGTTGAGTGGGTGCTCCCCGAGGTGCTGAAGGCGTTCAACAGTCCTGAAAGCACCGTCAGGTTCGACGCCATCGACGAGGAGGATGAGGAGGTCGCGCTCCTCGAAACTGAGGCCACCCATTACGAGTTCTTTGTCCGCAACAGCGGCTTCCTGAACCTCTACACCATGGTGAAGGATGCGCTGCTATTGCGTAACGCCGTGATGAAGGTTTACCAGGACACCTCGGTCAAGGTGAGTCGTGAGACCAGAGAGGGTTTAAACGACATCGAGTTCGCCGAGTACCTGCAACCCGACGACGGTACCGAGGTCTACCCAATCGCGCACGAGCCCTACGAGGTGATGGCGCCAGCGCCGCCAGAGATGCAGCAGGCAGGCATCACCGAGATTCCGCTGACCCTGCATAACGTCACCATCAAGAGGGTGCGCAGTCAGGGGCGGCGACGTATCGAGGCCATCCCTCCGGAGTGTTTCCTCTATTCACGAGGGCACAACAGTCTGAATCTTGACGAGGTTCCCTTCTGCGCCCATGAACGAGAGGCAACCGAGTCACAGTTGATTTCCGAGGGGTGGGACTCCGAGATGATTCGGGCGCTACCCACGTACAACTACACCGATGAGGACGGCGTGCGTTCATCACGTCGTCCAGAGGGTATCGACCCGACCGACTACGACCTCAGCAATCTTGACACGGCCAACAGGCCCATCAAGGTGTATGAGTGCTATAAGACCCTCGACATCGAGGGCGACGGGATGCCTGAGCTATACATGATTCATGTGGCAGGGGACGCTGGCGGGTACCAGTTGATGGGGTACGAACCGGTTGAAGAGAACCCCTTTGTCGGCACGACCTGCATCATCATGACGCATGCCTTCGAGGGGCGAAGCCTGTTCGACCGCTGCAAACAGATTCAGGACACCAAGACCTCCTTGCAGCGCAATCTTCTGGACAACATCTACTTCCAGAACAACCAGCGCCACGAGGTGGTCACCGGGATGGTGAACCTCGACGACATGCTCACCAACCGTCCTGGAGGCATGGTCCGGGTGAAGGCTCCAGGCATGGTCAACCCCATCCCGGTGAATCCCACTGGTGTGGAGATTTATCGCTACCTGGAGTACCTGGACCACGAGCGCGGGAATAAGACTGGCATTTCGCCCGACGACATGCGGCAGAACAACAGGCTGCCCCAGGATTCCGCTCACGGTATCGAGAGAATCATGTCCGCGAAGGAGGAGCTTGTCGGGCTCTTCATCCGTATCCTGGCCGAGACCGGGGTGGCGCCGGTCATGCTCAAGACCCGGAACCTCCTGGTGCGTCACCAGGACTCCGAGATGCCTATCAAGGTGTCGGGGAAGTGGAAGAGGGTGGACCCTCGCAACTGGCGGGACACCCGCACAACTACGGTTACCGTTGGGCTCGGGACCGGGGACCGCAGCAGGCAGTTGCAAGTCGTGCGCGAGGTCATCACCCAGCAGGCGCAGGTCGCGATGGGTGGAGGGTTCGACGTTCTCGTGACGCACAAGCACATGCACCGGGCGTTTACGGACTTTGTCCGGTTCAGCCAACTGGGCAGCCCCGAGGACTACTGGCAGGACCCCGACAGCGACGAAGCCAAAGAGGCTATCGAGCGCCAGCGTGCAGAGCAGGAAGAGCAGGCGACGAAGCAAGAACAGATGGAGACCATGCTGGTCCAGATGCAGGCGCAACTGGAGGACCAGGACCAGAAACTGAAGAACAGCCAGGAGATGGCGAGACTCGCGTTCGATTACCGAGAGTTGTCCGAGAAGGTGGCGACCGAGATGACCAAGCTCGAAGTGCAAAGCGGGAAGAATGTTCCGGAGAGTCGGGTTTAAACGATGGACTACTCTTTCCGGTCAACGAATCCCCTGGACGTGTTGCGCAACGCTTATGGCGCCGCGGTCAACGGGCTGAAGGGGGCGCTTCAGCCTGGAGGGCGAGCCGTGGGCATGGTGGGGGCGTCTCCAGAGGAACGTCTACGCCGAATCTCCACCGCGGTGAAACAGATGGGCTACGAAAGTCGCCACGGTGCTGGAGGGGACCCGAGCAAGCCGTACCGGGAGAAGCACTTCACCGAGATGCTCCCGACAGACCCCCAGGAGGTCACCGCCGCAGTGGCGCAGGCCGGCCTCGGTGCAGGGTTCCTGTCCCGCGGCTTCGGCGCAGGAGCCCGTAGCGGGACCCTGAACACCTTCCTCGGTCCAGAGTCCGCGACCGCGAACCTCGACGCCCTCGCTGCGGCAAAGCAATTCGAGAAGGCCGGAGTCCCGTCTCGGGATATCTGGAAGACCACCGGGTGGGGCAAGGGCCCGGACGGGAACTGGATTTATGAAATCTCGGACGAGGCCTTGAGGGTGAAGCCGGCGATTCAGCAGCACCTGGACGACTTCGAGAGACACGCGTTGCACAAACCGAAGGACCCCAATTCTCCGGAGTGGAAAGGCTGGGTTAACAGCAATGCTGCCATGCGGGATATACCTCCCGCCGGCACCGGGTGGGGCACAGACCGCGAGCTTCAGGGGTACGCGTTGTCCGGCCGGGTGGGCGACATGGTGGACCACCCAGAGCTATTCAAGGCGCTCCCTGGCGCCAGGGACATGAACCTTTCAGCAGGGGCCCCTGTGTCCCTGGAAAGACTCCTGTCGGAGTCCAGCACCCCTAAGGTGTACGGGAGTTTCAACCCCACAGAGGACCGGGTGCGCCTGATGCGCAAGCTCTACGACCACGAGACCGTGCAGTTCTCCAACCGGGGCCCGCTGGTGCATGAGTTGCAGCACGGTGCTCAGGTGCGTGGAGGACGTTCGGCCGGAGCGTCGGTTGCGAATTTCGGGGATGACTTGTCAAAAGGCGATGCGCTGCGAGCGCTCAACACCGCGAAGGAGGCTGGTGGACTGAAGAGTCTGCCGTCGGCAGTCCTGGCCGACCCCGACAAGCTGTGGGCAGCGATTAAGGACCTGCCCCGATGGCAGCTAGGGCACAAGAGCCCTGAGGACGTCATGAAGGCTGTGTTCGGGAAGCCCCGCACCGCTTACGAGAAGTATCGTGCGGTACCTGGGGAACTTGAGTCGTTTGCTACGCAGCAACGTTTAAACTGGACCCCTGAGGCGCGACGCAATCTACCCCCGTGGGAGATGCCTGAGTACCAGAAATACAACACGATGGATGAGTTCAATCTGCCTGTCGAGTCATTCCTCCAGCAGGGGAACCGTTGATGGATTTCTTCGAGCAGTTCATGCGCATGCCGACTCTCCGAGAGGTCGAGGAGCACTCTCGAAAACAGAAAGAGGTCGAGCAGGCGCGAGCAACTCAGCGAGGGTACTTCGGCCCCGAGGCCATGAGGTACCCGAACAGTGCCTCGCCGATTCGCAACGGGGCCCTGTACGACGCAGGGCGAGCGCTTGAGAACTTCGACGTTCCTATCGCGTCGGGCCTGGGCAGGTACATGCGAGGGGTGGCCACCGGGGAGAAGATGGGCCCGATGGACTACCTCGGCGCGAGCCTCGACCTCCCGGTGCCTCTCGCCATGGCGGGCAAGCCCGCTGCCGCGGGAGCGCGAGCCCTGGCCAAGAAGCTACCTGAGTGGATGTCAAACAAGGCGGGCCCGCGAGCCATCACCAGGATGACCCGCAAGCAGGGCGGCGCGAGCGTTCATGCCGCAACAGGTGAGATTCCGGCCGACGGGTTCATGGTCAGCACCTACCCGAAGCGCTCGGTGGTGGTCGACGGCCCCGTCAAAGAAGCCGACGTTGCGTCGTTCCTGGCGAAGAACAAGGATGTGTTGAAGCGGCCCGACAACTTCCTCGGGACGTGGTATGAGGAGGCCACCGGGAAGACTCACCTCGACATCTCGAAACGATTCACCGACAAGCGTAAAGCCTTCAAGACGGCGGAGAGGCACAATCAACTGGCCATCTATGATGTGGCGACCGGAAAGTCTCCCGAGGCCCCACAGAAGTGGGAGAAGTGGGCGAGAGGTCCGGAGTTCTCTGGTCGGCTCGATGAGATGTTTAAACTCGGCGACGACACGATGACCAAGGCGGGGCAGCCCGCGGACTGGTGGGAAATCTCAGGTCCGGATAACCCGTGGGAGCGTATCTACGGCGCAGGCACGCATGACCAGCGGGCAGGGTTCCTCGCCTCGACAGCACCGAGTTCCCCCCTGAAGCAAAACACCCAGGCGGCGACCGAGTACATGCGTCGCACAGTGAAGGGGGAGCCGACCATCCAGCCCGATTGGCGCTCCCCGCTTCGCGGCAACAAGATGCCGATGGAGACCAACCGGGCGAGGAACTTAGAGCACGCCCGCGCCGGCAACCTCGGCGCGTTGCGCAAGGACAAGGTACGAAATGAGGGGCTCGCCATCGCGGGGGACCCGAACGCAATGGTGTTTGACACCCACTGGTCGAAACTGGGGGAGGTGCCGTCTCAGAATCTCTACATGGGTCCGGACGCCAACAGGATACCCGACGAAGCCTATGGTGTGCTCGAAGACATCGTCATGACTCAGGCCAAGCAGAGGGGCATCACGCCTTCTGAGTTCGCGGCCAAGGTGTGGACCGGTATCCGGGAGCAGATGAAGACGGGCACCCGGTATGGGCAGAAGGTGACGAAGAGCACAGGGTCTTCGATGGGGTACACCCACCAGTTGGAAGTCCTCATCAAAGAGGAGGCCGAACGCCGCGGCGCCACGGTGGCCGACATCGAAGCTCGATTGTCGAAGGGGGACATGAGCCTCTTCCCGGCAATCTTCGCCCCGTTCGCGGGGCTCACTGGTGTTGATTTCGGAGGAGAGTACAATGCCAACCAATGAGTTTAAACTCGCGAACCCACACAGGTTGCCCGAAGACGAGATACGCTTGAGGACCGAGGAGGTCCGCAAGGGAACAGAGGCGAAGGCCTTGCTCACGTCCTCGGCATTCCAGAGCGCTTTCGCAGGTATGCGCGAAGAGGTTTTCGAGCGGTTCTGGGATGCGCCGATGAGAGATGACGAGGGCGTGAAGAAGCTGAAGTCGATGGCCTGGGCCGCCCAGAACCTCATCGACCGGCTCACCCTGGCCGTCGAGACCGGCCGTATGGCCGAGCAGCAGCTTGAGCAACATGAGACTCTGAGGAGAGACTGAAATGGCGACCGGCAATCAAGATACTGACGCGATGCTTTCGTTCCTCGACAAAGTCGATGGGGACGTGGCCGCGCTCGATGATGCGAATTCTCCGGAAATGAACCCGGAGAATTCGCGCACCAGTCCCGAACCCGAGGGGAAATTGCCCTCTCGCTCCGATAGCCCGGAGTCTCCTCCCGGGCGGTCGGCGGGGGAAGAAGACCCCTCGGGTGAGGGAACTGATGATGATGATGAAATTGGAGCCAAAGCCGCGGGGGATGAGGACCCGGCGGCTGGCGCTGATGCTGCTACCGAGGAAATGGATGCGGCCGAATTCGCAGCGTACTTTGGTGTGGAGGAAAGCGACCTCGTCGTGAACGACGACGGGACCGTGGCCTTCAAATACAAAGTGGGCGATGAGTCCGGCTCAGCTACCCTGAAAGACTTGGTTCGAGGCTACCAGCTTGAACGAAACCTCAACCAGAAGAGTGAACGTCTCAGTGAAGAAGTGCGGCAGACCCAGGAAGCACGGGCCCGCCTCATCGACGCCATTGACACCCAGAATGACCTCCTGGAGTCTCTGAAGACCCAGGTAACCAGCAAGTACGACAAGACCAACTGGGCGGAACTCGAAGAGGACGACCCCGGCCGTGCGGCGCTCATGCGTCAGCAGATGGCCGAGGAGTTCCAGAACATCGAGTCGCAGTTGAGCCGGAATCGGCAGCACCGTGAGGCTGCGCTGGAAGAAGCTGCACAAAGGCAGCAGGTCTACCTTGCCGAGTTTTTCAAGGAAGAAGAGCAGAAGTTCATCGGGCATGTGCCCGAGTGGGGTGTCGAGAAGACTCGTGATGCACTGGCCAAGGAGTTCCGGAGTTACCTCTCCGGCCTCGGCTTCAACGACAGCGAGATGGGGGCTCTTCGGGACCACCGGATGATGCGTATTGTGCGCGACGCTGTCGAGTTCAGGAAACTGGCCTCGACCAAGCTACCCGCAGCGCAACACAAGGTGGTCAAGGTGCCAAGGAGATTGCGTGCGGGCTCACGTCCGGACAAGGCAGCGTCCCAGGCTCAGCGCAAGCAAAGCGCCATGTCCCGGGTGCGCGAGTCAGGTTCCGACCGTGATGCGGTTGCCGCCTTCCTGGCTATTGAAGCCGTTTAAACTGACAGAGCATCCAACCCAAAATGAGTACTGCAAATCACGACCGCTATGACCTCCAGACGGACGGGGACTCCGTTCGCGAAGATTTCCTGGATGTCATCTACAACATCGCGCCGACCAGGACTCCGTTCATGAGCGGAATCGGCGTGGGCTCCGCGAAGTCCGACAAGCACGAGTGGCAGACGGACGACCTCCACTCGGTGAACCCGAACAACGCGGCCGTCGACGGTGCCGACGCGGGTAATGACCAGTCCGCCACGTCCCAACGGGTGGGCAACTACTGCCAGATTTCCACGAAGGTCATCAAGGTCTCGGGCCGCGCCGACGCGGTGACCAAGGCCGGCCGACGGACGGAACTGGCGTACCAGTTGTCCAAGGCAACGAAGTCCATCAAGCGGGACATGGAGGCCATCCTCACGGCCAACAATGCCGCGGTGGTTGGTAGCTCCTCCACCCCGTCAGAGACCGCCGGAGCCCTCACCTGCATCATCACCAACTGGGGCACCATGGCCGCCTCGGGCTCCACGGCTCCGGCGCTGTCGGGCACCACGTCCGGGTACCCGGACACTGCCGCGGGAGTAGCCGGGACGAATCTGCCGCTGACCGAGTCCAAGCTCCGGTCGCAGATTCAGGCCCAGTACACCCAGGGCGGGGAAGCGGACACCATCATGGTGGCGCCGGCACTGAAGCAGGTCATTTCCGAGTACCTGTTCTCCAGCAGCGCCCGTGTGGCGACCCTGTATCGTGACGAGGCGGGGAACTCCGGTCAGGCCACGGCCACCGGTGCCGTCGACGTGTTCGTGTCGGACTTCGGCGCGTTCACCATCGTCCCGAACCTGTTCATCAACCACAACGGCACCGTGCCGGATGCCTCGGTCATGCTCATCCTCCAGATGAACATGTGGGCGGTGGCGTACCTGCGGACGTTCCGCACCATTCAGCTTGCGACCACGGGCGACGCCCAGAATCGGGAACTGCTGGTGGACTACGCCCTCAGGTTCAACAACGAGGCGGCAAACGCCAGTATCCTGGACATCGACTCGACGACTGCCATGCTGGCTGTCCCGGCGTAAATGTGACCAGGAGCGGGGGGCCCCTTCGGGGGCCCCTCGTTTAAACGACCAGGGGGACGACGATGGGCCGGAGCTTCGTAATAGACGAGCACGCAGGTGGAGCGCTGCAGGACATCGTCCATGTGGACGAGGATGGTTTCACCTACGAGACCGTGCAGCACAACGAGCAGGACATCCTCTCCGGCAACGATGCAATCCGCAACGCCAGAGGTACCAGCATCACCAAGGTGGATGGAGGCTTCCACCATGTCGCCCGGATTCCCATAGAGGTGCTTGACAGGTGGAAGCGGGAGTACCCTGTCCTGGTTCATGGTAGCCGGGCTGAGCGGGACAAGATGCTCGCGGCGCTCATCAACAGCCGTGACTACAACCGGGTCCGGACTTCGGAGGCATCCAGGTTTTGAAAAAGCCCAAGATTCGCAAGCAAGGCCGGTTGATTCAACCGTTCCTGCCCGCAAGCATGACCACCGTAGCGGTTCTCCCGCGGGGTGGTTCGGTCCTACTCACCACCGGGGGCAAGCGACGCTTCACCGCAGGGGACGCCCTCCCTGGCGCGACGTGGAAGTGACGTCACGGTCCGGCAGCTAACCTAATGGCGATTCCAACCACTACAGCGACTGAAGTCTACGTCATCAACATGGACACGGACGCCGAGTATTACTCGTTGTCCGCGACTACTGTTGGA